AATCCCTTTGATTGCTCTCCAGTACCACGAGGTCCGTATCAACATTGAGTTCGAGCAATGGATCAACTGTACCTATTATGAGTTGACTGGTGCAGCAGCTGCTCCTACATCCATCCAGTCATTGACTGCTGCCTCTCTCTACATCGACTATATCTACCTCGACACTGAGGAGAGACGCCGATTCGCCCAGCAGACCCATGAGTACTTGATTGAGCAGCTCCAGTTCACTGGTGCCGAGTCCATCACCTCCTCATCCAACAAGATTCAGCTCAACTTCAACCACCCGGTTAAGGAGCTCGTCTGGGTTGTTCAACGAGACTCCTTCGTTGACTGCACACCCAACGTTGAATACATTGTTGAGGTCAACGGATGCCAGCCATTCAACTACACCGATGACTTCAGCACTGAGGGCGTCGTGATGGATGTGCTCGCACGTGGTGCTTTGGCAACTGGACAGGGCGGTACGGGCAACGTAGTTCCTACAACTGCCGAGGGTCCTTCAGGTCCCTACTTCTTACAGGGTCTTGGTGTTCCAGGACCAGGCCCATCACTCAACGGTGCTTCTTGGTTGGACACATTCAACACAAATGGAGGTGTTACACAGGCAGTTGTCTTCGAGGACACGACCAACTACCTCCTCGCCAAGGTTATCCTCCAATCCGGAGTCAAGTGCGAGGGTAAGAACCCAGTTGAAGTTGCCAAGCTCCAGCTCAACGGCCAAGACCGATTCACTGAGCGTGAGGGACGATATTTCTCACGAGTGCAGCCATTCCAGCACCACAGCCGAACACCTGCTCAGGGTATCAACGTGTATTCCTTCGCGCTCAAGCCCGAGGAGCACCAGCCATCAGGCACCTGCAACTTCTCACGTATCGACAAGGCGACCCTCCAACTCACGGTCTCAGTCAACACGGTCCGAGCTGGCCGCACTGCTCAGGTGCGAGTTTATGCAGTCAACTACAACGTGTTGCGAGTCATGTCAGGCATGGGCGGCCTAGCATACAGCAACTAAACAACATAACAAGAAAACCAAAAAATCAATTTGGAACTCCAAACTGATTTTGAGAGTTGAAGTAAGAAGAGAAGTATGAAGCTAACTGTTATTTCAGGAATCTACAATGAAGAATATCTATTGCCTTTTTGGTTAGAGCATCATCGAAAGATATTCGATCATGGTGTCATTGTAGACTGGCATTCAACCGATCGTTCTCTTGAGATTATACGTGAAATGTGCCCAACATGGGAAATTCGAACAACTATTAATTCAACATTTGGTGCTGATGAAATTGATCAAGAGTTTATGAGTATTGAAAGGGAGTTTGAAGGCTACAAAATGGTACTCAATACAACTGAATTTTTAATAAGTACACAACCTATTCGAGAACTACTTGTAGATTCTCCTAACTCAAACTATTCAATTCAAGGACTTGGAGCTATTTCATCCGATGTGAATACATATCCTGCGACTCTTCAAGAAATGGTAAGTCGAGTTGAGCGTGTGAATGTTACACGAAGAATGTATCGTTCTCTCTTTTCATATCCAGATGGTAAGTATGGATTAGGAAGACATTATCCAGTTCATCCTATTACAGCTGAAATTCCGGCATATGTTTTATGGTTTGGATTCTACCCTTGGAATGAACGTGCTATTACTAGAAAATTACAGATTTCCGATAGAATTCCTATTCATGATAGAATGAGAGGATATAGTTATCATCATCAATGGAATAGAGATGAACAGGAACGCCAAAAAGAGATTTGGACATCTGAATCATTAGCGTGTTCTGAAGTTAAAAACCTCGTTTCTTGTTTAAACAACACAATGTTATTGTAGATAAATGGCTTGTCGTATTTGTAAAACTGATACATGCAAAGACGTTATCAAACTTGGAAACCAAGTAATTACTTCTAGATTTCCAAAGATAGGCGAATCATCTCCTCCTAGTACACCTATGACATTAATGATGTGTAATACTTGTGGATTAGTTCAACTTCGCGATTTAGTAGCTGGTTCAGATATGTATGAGCACATGTATGGATACCGTTCAGGAATTAGCGGAACAATGAGAGCACATCTTCGAGCATACAATGATGAAATTGTCTCATTAATAAACCTCAAACCAGGAGATGCAGTATTAGATATCGGAAGCAATGACGCAACATTATTACATATGTATCCTCCAACTCTTGTACGAGTTGGTTGCGATCCAACTGGAACTCAATTCACAGAATATTATGGCAATGATATCATCTTAAAGCCTACTTATTTCACAAAAGAAGCTATTTTACCTCTTGGTTTTAAATACAAGGTAGTTTCATCTATTGCAATGTTCTACGATCTTCCAGACCCAGTTCAGTTTGCAAGAGATGTTTTTTCAGTTCTTGATGACAATGGAATTTGGACCTTTGAACAAAGTTATATCAAGACCATGTTAGAGAAGAATAGTTTTGATACGATTTGTCATGAACACATTGAATACTACGGAATTCGCCAGATTCAATATATCCTAAATAAGTCAGGATTCAAGTTTGTTCGTATTAGTTTGAATGATTCTAATGGTGGAAGTATGAGAGTCTTTGCTGCCAAAAAGCAATCTAACTGGACTGAAGATGCTCAAACTCTTAAAAGTCTTCTAGAACAAGAACTTCATCTATCAGACCCTGATACTTATAGTGAATTTATGAAGCGTTGTGATGCTGAGATTTCAAAGTTGAAAGAACATTTGAATACAAAACAGACAACTTATCTTTACGGAGCCTCTACAAAAGGTAATTGCTTACTACAGTATGCCAATATTGGACCTAATGAAATCAAGTATGCCGTTGAAAGAAATCTAGAAAAGGTTGGTCGTACAACATCTACTGGAATTGAAATCATCAGTGAAGAAACTATGAGAGCTAATCCTCCAGAGTACCTTTTGGTTTTACCATGGCACTTCAAACAAGAGATCATTGCAAGAGAGTCTGCTTTCTTGAGAGCAGGAGGTAAACTTATATTTCCTCTTCCTACGTTTGAGATTTTCACAGATTCACTGATTAACGAATAATGATTCCAGAAGGTGATGGTCCTATTCGTTATGTTTCTGGAGGAAGACTCGGAGATACAATTCATCAGCTTTCAGTAGTTAATGAAATTTATTTAAAGACAGGTCGAAAGGGTATTGTTTATTTATCAGAAACAGTAGGGGATAAATTTGATAGAGGTGTAGAAGCTACTTTCAATGATATACGAGAGGTTATTGAGAAACAACCCTATATTGAATCATTACATATTCATAACGATGAACCTTATGATATTAACTTAAGTAGATGGAGAAATCATGAATTCAGTTTTGATAATTCATGGCATCAAGCATATAAGCTTTCATTTGATGTTGAATGGGATAGAACTCCTTGGATATCTACAACACCTAATCTTGAGTACAAAGATACAACGTTTTTGTCTGCTGGAATTTTTAGATACAATCATGTTTTAAGGTATCACGAAATGTATGAAAAAATAGAAAACTTAGTCTTCCTAGCAACTACTCAAGAAATGTATGACGTATTTGTTTATAAAACAGGACTTAGAATGCCCTATTTGTTATGTGAAACTTTTTCAGAATTAGCTTCAGCAATTGCAGGATGTAAAGGATTCATTGGAAGTTTATCAATGCCTTATTGTTTGGCTGATTCAATGTGGAAACCTCGTCTTGCAATCATGTATGGAGTACATAATGATAACAAAACAGCAATGTTAACAGATAAACGCTTTATTATTTATACTGAAGATCTAGATGCTTTTGGATGGAAGACACCATCGCATCCTTAGACCATAAATCCCTGAACTTTTTATTAAATACAGGACCATTCTGAATAATAGTTCTAATAGGAGTCTTATATAAACAAATACTATCATCATAAATATGTCTAAACATCTCTGAATCAGAAATAGCAATTGGACGATTTACACCTAACGCATAATCTGGAACACTTGAACATGGTCTATTGGGAGGAAATGGTGGATAAAGGAACATATTGAGATCATTACCCTGTAGAAACTTAAAAACTTCTTCGTCTGGTAAAAAATCATGACAAACTGAAAGAGTTATACCGGGTTTGGTTATGATTGAACGACAACGTTCAGCTGTAACTCTAGCCTGATGAGAATGTTCATCTCCCCAAAATGCTCCAGGTATTAGTAATCGTATGGTAGCAGTATCAAATTGCGACTGAACCATTTCAACTAATCTTTCAAAACTTTTATGTAGAAATCCAAATCCAAAAGATCCAATGATTGGATTTTCTAGATTTGTAGGTGGGTAAGTTGATGTGTCATTAAATAACAACGGACGAGGGATTCCATCGATATGGTTTGGATCATTGTTAATCTTCTTTCCTGGACGAACATCATTAAAAGGATCTGAATGATCAATGTAAAAGTACTGAACTGATTCATCTTGGTTTGATTTGTTCAAAAAGTGAAACAGAGTAAAATAGTAGTTAATCAGAACTTTTTCATAACCCTTAGTTGCTTTAAGATATTCTTCTAGTGTACCTGCTTCTGCATAGTCTATACAAAGACGGTCTTTAATACTATTATAGATTCGTATACCATACTGATAAACACCGCATCTTGGTTCAGACGAATTTATAAATATAGCAGCCATTGGTTTAAAGAATAATTGACTTTAATACTTAAATGCCTGTTCTCTGCTTAAGTCAAGCAGGTCAAGATGTTTTTGTAAGACATGTATTAGGCTGTAAAGGAATATTTTTGGATTTGGGTTCTTTTAGACCAACGTTTCATAATAATACACGAATTCTTGAACTTGAAGGATGGTCAGGTCTTTCAATTGATTGTCAAGATTTTGGAGAGGAGTTTAAGCAAAAGAGAAATACTCCCTTTTTACACGCAGATGTCACAACAATTGATTGGAATAAAACTTTAGAAGAGTATCCTTTTTTGAATGGAACAGTTGATTATATTTCATTTGATGTAGATGGAGCAACACGTGCTGCGTTTGATCGGTTTCCATTTGATAAAATAAAGTTTGCGTGTATGACTATTGAACATGATCAGTACAGAGTTGGAACTGAACTAAGAGACTATCTTCGTCAAAAGCTAACTTCTCTTGGATATGTTCTATTATGCGCAGATGTTGTTATGCCTGATTCTCCTATTGAAAAATACGGAGCATTTGAAGATTGGTGGGTAAATCCACAACTAGTAGATATGGATAGACTAGAAACAATTAGATCCAATCATATAACCTTTCTTGAAATCTTCAAAAAGATAAATCCTGAAAAGTATGCGTTTTACTGTCCACCACCATCTTACGATTAACTACGTTAGAATTTTCATAAAATTGATGTATACAATAACAATGCGTATTGAAGTTTCATTAGCAGATGGTCTTGATCGTCTTACAATTCTTGAGATCAAACAATCTAGGATTACATGTCCTAACAAGCTAAAGGAAATTCAAAAAGAAATAGATGCACTACAGGAATTCATTCAGTTTAAACAATTGCATGAATTCCAGTATAAGCTTTTGCTCTATACAAATCTTCAAATATGGGAACTTATGGATATTGTGAACACAACTGAAACTGAATCTCGTAATACACTAGAGTTTGCTAGATTATCAGCAAAAGTCTATGACTACAATGATCAACGATTTCGTATTAAACGTCTTATTAACAACATTTCAAATTCAACTCTTAAAGAACAAAAGAGTTATGGTTCACAACATGTGATTGTAAAAGTTGATAATGTTGATAAATGTATTCCTGTAATTAACTATCTGAGTGTACGTTATGATTCTGTTTCATTTAGTTCAGAACATATAGATAGATTGAAGAATATCTTCACAACTCCAAACTTTATTTATGAACCAGTTGATTCAACGTTTGAGATTTATGCCGATACATTTGAACTGTCCGATCGTTCAGCTTATGAGTTTACTCCAATTACTTACTTTGCTGGTGGATTCTTAGGTGATTTTATTCATCAACTTTCAGTAGTTAATGAAAAGTATCAATTGACAGGTCGTAAAGGCATTGTCTATATGACAAATAGCATAGAACCTTTTCGATGGGGTCTTGAAAGAACCTATGAAGATATAAAACCCTTTGTATCAACTCAACCTTACATACATGACTTAAGAATTCATGATGGAACTACTTGCGACATTAATCTATCTAAATGGAGAGCAGATTTAAAGTGTGAATCGTGGCATTCAGTTTTCAAAAGACACTATGATATTGACTGGTCTAAAAATTCATGGTTCAAAATAGAAGGAAATTCAGAGTATACAAATACTGTATTTATTTCAACATCTCCTAATCGTTGGTGGAAAGAACCCTTTGATTGCTCTATGTTAGTAAATCAACTTGGTGCGGATGTTCGATTTTTAGCATCTGAAAAGTCAAACTATGACCATTTTGTTTCAAAGACAGGGATTGTTCTTCCATTTGTAAATCCATCTAACTTTACAGAGTTAGTTTCTGCTATTCAAGGATGTAAACTTTTTGTAGGTACATTATCGGCAATACTTGCTGTTGCAGACGCCCTTCATAAGAAACGTATTGCTCTTCAAGATGATGACGATGATGGTCGCTTAGCTGCTAAGACCAATCCTTCGTTTTTAACTTACAAAGATAGTCTGTCTAATTTAATATAATGTACATCCCCTTGATGAAATCTACCTTTTTAGGACAACAAGAAACAAAAGACACACTTTGCTCATTCATTCAAAATGTTGATAAGCTGAGCATGGGGTTTCAAGTAGAAGGATTTGAAATGGCATTTGCTAAATGGCAAGAACGTCGTTATTCAGTCATGGTAAATAGTGGAAGTTCTGCTAATCTTGTTGTTTTACAAGCTCTCTTGAATTTAGGAAGACTTTCAAAGGGAGATCGTATTGGTGTTTCTGCTGTCACATGGGCAACAAATGTGATGCCTGTGATTCAACTTGGGTTTGTTCCTGTATTGATTGATGTAAACTTAGAATCATTAAATGTTTCAAGCGAAGAAGTTCGCAAACATGATATTCGTTGTTTATTTATCACGCATTTGTTAGGATTTCATGATGATATTAAAGAAATTGCTAACTATTGCAAGTCAAAAGACATCATTCTACTAGAAGATACATGTGAATCTCTTGGAACATTTTGTCCTGGAGGAGGGAGGTTAGGTAATTTTGGTCTTGCAGCTACATTTTCTACATTTGTAGGTCATCATATGTCTACAATTGAAGGTGGACTTATTGCTACAGATGATGAAGAACTAAATCAGATGATTCGTATGGTAAGAGCTCATGGATGGGATAGAAATTTGCCTAAAGAAGAACGGATAGAACTTAGAACAAAGTGGAATATTAATGACTTTTATGGACCTTATACGTTCTATACACTTGGATACAATCTTCGTCCAACGGACCTTCAAGGACTGATTGGTTCAATTCAGTTGTCATATGTTAATTCTGCAAATGAGAACCGCAAACGTTCCTATGTAAGAGTCTATGATTCGATAGATTCTAAAGACTTGATGCTTCCAAATCAACATGTTCCTGCGTTTGCAATTCCAATCATATGTTCAACTCCAGAACTTCGTGATGAATATGTTAAGAAATGTACTAAAATGGGTATTGAAACAAGACCGATTGTTGCTGGAAACATGAATCGTCAACCATTCTTTAAAGAGTATGCTACTCAAGAACCTCTACCTGTAGCAGATAAGATTCATTCATGTGGTTTTTATATGCCTAATCATCCAGATCTTACAGAAGAAGAGATTGATTATTTAACTTCAGTCTTTACAAATGTCAGTGATACAGTACATTCGTAAATCAATTTCTAATCCAAAGAATCTTAATCGAGGATTGTTTATATGTAATGTTGGGTTAGGAGACCACATTGATATGATTGGTGCCGTAAGGTATCTTTCTCAATTTCATGATCAAATACATGTTCCATGTTTTAGAAAAAACTTTGAAACACTTTCAGACTTTTATTCAGATAATAAAAAGGTAGTTTTGACTGTAATTGATGAAATAAGTTTTAAAAACATGTGGTTTCGATTAAGTTATATTGGATTTGAAGGACAATTTGAGGCATTAGACTATGAACCTACTTCATATACAAAAGTTTATCGTGCTGGATGGTTTAAGTATCCACGTACTAATCAATATCCTGATCACAATATTCCAAAGTGCTTCTACATAGATTTAGGTTTGGATTTGAGTATAGAACATTCATATTTTCATATTCCAGAGAATTTACAGTCTAAACAATTATATGAAACTGTTAAGAATGTAAAGTATATCTTTGTACAACAACAATCTTCTAGTCATTTTACTCCATTAATTTCATGGGATATTAATGAAATACTTACAATTGATCCAAATACAAATCTTTATTCAGAAGGTCATCAATGGTACCAACTTGCCAATCATTTTGTTAATAAACCATTTCCACACTATACAGATACTATTATTCACGCATCTGAAATACATGTTGTAAATAGTTCATTTCGTTGTTTATCAGCTCATCTCCCACTTGAAGCAACTATTAAGAAATGCTATAATCGCGAAACAGGTGAACACATTCCTGAATGGACATTTAATCGGAACAATCCGACTTTACCATTGCAGTAATCATATCTTGAAAAGTTGTTTTTGGTTCCCAACCTAAGACTCTCTTTGCTTTTGAATTATCTCCAATCAAAAGCTCAACTTCAGCTGGTCTGTAAAATAGTGGATCAACTCGAATCACTACACGACCAGTTTGGTCTGTTGCAGTCTCACTTTCACCTGAACCATTCCAAGTGAGTGTCATTCCAGCAGCCTTAAATGAAAGTTCTACAAACTCACGAACAGTATGAGTATCACCTGTTGCTAATATAAAGTCATCTGGAACGTCTTGCTGAAGCATCAGCCACATTCCATATACGAAATCTCTAGCATGTCCCCAATCACGTTTTGCGTCTAGATTTCCAAGATGAAGGCAGAATGATGGATCCTTTTTAAGCTTCGCAATTCCCTTAGTAACCTTTCGTGTGACAAACTCTTCACCTCGACGTTCTGATTCGTGATTGAAAAGAATTCCATTACACGCAAACATACCATAGCTTTCACGATAGTTCTTTGTAATCCAGTATCCGTATAGTTTTGCTACACCATAAGGACTGCGAGGATAAAATGGTGTAGTTTCTGTTTGTGGAGTCTCAACTACTTTACCAAACATTTCTGATGTAGAAGCTTGATAGAAACGTGCTTTATGCGTCAATCCTAACTGACGAATTGCCTCTAGAACTCTAAGAACTCCAGTTCCGTCTACATCAGCAGTGTATTCAGGTTGAGAGAATGATGAATGAACATGTGATTGAGCTGCTAGATTATAGATTTCAATTTTATCAGAATCTCTTAATGGCGAAAGCATATTTATGATAGATGTTGAATCACACATATCTGCTTGAACAAGCGATAGGTTTGGATGATGTAGAATTCCAGAAATACGACCTGTATTCATATTTGAGGATCTACGTATGAGACCTACAACTTTGTAGTTCTTTTCAAGAAGGAGCTCTGCGAGATATGAACCATCTTGGCCAGTTATTCCAGTAATGACAGCAGTACGACTCATTTCTACTTAGAAATATCTTTGTGTGTAAGATACAATCGCATAATTATGCATATCTTGTGGTTATGAATAATCTATTAGGTTCTGGAGTTTGAAAAATAATTCGCTGAGAAATTGGTATATTTAGTTTAAGAGCTACTAACTCTGCACATGACTGATCATGACGATGTCCTCTACATCGTACATCTTGACTTTCAGTTAAGAATTCATTGCTCCAGTTTCCCTTAAATAAACCCTTATCTGCGCACTCTTTCCATTTGTATAAAAAAGTTTTAGTAATAGGATGTCTAAAGTCAAATCCCATAATACATGCGTATGCTGTAGGCAAATTCATTGCTTCATCACGCGTTATGTTAAATTCTTCAAGTGTTCTATCATTTGTCCAATTACCTACTATACAACCACCACCTTGAAGATAGACACCTTCTTTCTCAATTTGAGGAATCCAGTCTTTGATTGGATGTAATAATCTCACTGCACTATCACACCAAATCACAATGTCATATCCTTTTTGATAAACTGTTCTAATCGCATGGAGTTTAAATTCGTAAGGTGATTCTTTATGTTTTGGACTTCCAACCTCTTCAAACTTAGAATAGGTATAAACATCATATCCAAATCGTCTTACTGAAAAAACAAAATCTTTAAGTAAATTTGAATAGTTTCCACTTGCAAAGGATACAAACGCTACCTTAGCCATTTATTTCTAATAGACATACAAATGCATACTAAACAAATTGGCTCTCGTGCGCAAGTTATGCATGGAACGGCTCATCACACAACAGGTGGATTGACAAAGGCAGACCTTAAGATGAACAAGTGGGGTCGTATTGTCTCGCGTAAGAAGTCAGCTCGTATGGCTCACGGAAAAACTCGTCGTAATAAGTAATGCGTCTAATCTCTATACTAAGTGCTGCTTTATGGGTGGATTTTGCAGTCATGGCACTCATCAAGATTGTTCCAGCACCTATTTGGTTTCTTCCACCAACAGGAGCACTCACTCTATGGTATGATAAGTTTGGACTTGCTGCTGTAGCAGCAGATGTTTTGAGTTTGTTTCTAGGTGTACTTCTGGCTACCTTCTTATTTCCAGGAGCGATGGGACTTCAACTTGAGATGGCTGCTGTATTAGTACAGATGATTCACGACATCTTCTTCTACGTTGTAGTTATTCAGGGACTTCCTGAAGGTCAAAATGAAATGATTGATGTTTTCAAATCCTACGCAGGTGAAGGCGGATGGAAGATCTTAGTTGCGGATGGATTGATGATTACATCTGTAGTTGTACTTGCTCGTCTTTCAGATTTACTATTCTCATATCGCATGATTGCATTTCAAGCACTATTAGGCATGTATTCATTGATTTATATTACCTATACTAAGTAATGGCTGGCGGATTATTCGGAACACACCTTGCATTGAATCCAAAATGCCTCGTGTTTTCTGCGTTTGTATTGATTGTGTATTGGATGCCTCATTTCAAGGCATGGCAACATCGTGTAGTGATGGCCTTTTTATTAGCCTGTGTAGCCTATGTTCTGCTCGCATGGTATGATATGATTTATGATTGTAAAGATAGGTTGAAACCTACTGCTCTTGGTTGGATGTGGGGCTGGGCTAAACCACCTGAATATATGAAAGAATTTGAAGCTCTTCCTGAAAGAGAGAAGAAGATTGTGAGAGTGATTGATATTGTGATATTGATTCTTGTAGGTGTCTTGATAGTGGTTCCGTTTCTTGTGAAGAAGTAATGAAGGACTTCGTAGATACATTCATACAATCCGTTAACTGGAAACTAGGTAGTTTTGATTTATTACCCATTTTCTTTGGTATTGTGATGGCGTTAGTTGATATTACTATGATGGGAACCTTGAAGTTTGTAGATCAAGGAAAGTTAGCTTATAACATAGGATTTCCAATAGCTACATTGTTATATGCGTTTGAACCATATGTCTTCTTGAAAGCGATGGCTCATTCTAACATGCTTACGACCAATCTAATCTGGAACTTAGCTTCAAATATCTTGGTGACTCTTCTAGGTGTCTTCTTCTTTAAGGAGAAAGTCAAAGGTCTGAAATGGTTAGCTATTGGATTAAGTCTCTTTTCACTTGGTATTTTTGCATATTCTGAGTAATGTATAATGAAAACACTCAAACAACGCCTTAGGGCTGCTAAGAAGAAGTGCTATCCTGGTTATGATGTATATAATTACCGAATGAACCAAAAGGGCGAGTTCTGGAGCTGCCTTCCTGCTGGACTAAAGCGAAGAAAAACAAGAAAGGTGCGTAGAAGAACTTAGACACCGAGCCTCATGGATACATAAATGAGTGACGACCTAGTGATTGCAAAGACAGTTCAGACGTCGCCCATACGCACTCTTGCTGAGGGTCTCAAGTCAATGTTGGTGGAGATGAACCTTGTTTTTGATAAGGATGGTATTCGAATGATTGCGATGGACAATTCCAGAACAGTCCTGACACATATGCGATTACACGCTAATAAGTTCGAGCAATATGAGTATCATAACTCTGCTCCCAAGCTAAGCGTGGGTTTGAATACAGATCACTTCTACCGTATTGTGAAGACTGTAACAAACGATGATACAATTACCTTTTCAGTCTCTCGTGCTGAATCTAATCATTTGACCATTACAATTGAAAATGGTGAAAAGGGTCGTCGTATTAAGTATCGTTTGAACTTGCTG